GCGGGATTTGTGCATATTACTGACTCTCGTTCCACCTTACCACCCTCATTGTTCCACAATATTTAGTTTTTTTAGTTTGACTACACCAAATTTTATGAGTATTATACATTACTACTGCTTCGTAGCCACAAGTATTACAACGCCTTAGTTTTTTTTCGGGAAACTTTATTGTCTTAACCTTTTGCCAATCAGTCAATGTTCCACCACCGGCGCGAATAAACTACCGATTAGACCTTTTTCTTTGTCTATGATGTGGGCGGCTAATCCGGCTTTGCTTGTCGTATAACCTTGTCGTGCATGGTATCTGTCATGACCTGCTAAACTTGGTAATTGAACAATCATAGCACCTTTATTTTCTGTAAGTTTTCTGTGGTGCAAATGTCCGTGAAACCAAATGTGATGTTCGCACTTACCCCATAACTCACGCTTTTCACAAGACATTAATTCAACAAGATTCTTAGCACCATCACCGTGAATAAATCCAAGCAAATTATTACCATATTCAACATATTGTCGAGTTGATGGACTAACTACTACTTCGCAATCGTCAACATTTTCATATACTGCCGACAAATACATCATCAAAGCAATTGCGCTCATGCGGTCATGATTACCCGGCATGAATACAACCTTAACAGGTGCGACTTGTCGTAGCAAATCAATATGCTCTCTCGCCATTTGGCAACCTGTCATTAGGATTTCAGCAGGGCTACCGCACATATCTTGTGGTGTGCCTCTTGTAGTAGTGCCTGTATCGGTATCAACATGAAACCAATCGCTACCTGTGGATAAAATAATCTGTTCCGGTCTTGACGGCAACCTTGTAATTAACTCACTTGTTTTTTCCATAAGGCGTTTTTTGGCTTCTTCAAAGTCATATTTTTCACCCACTTCGTCAACCCAACCATATTTACCCCAATGAAAGTCCGTTGGTGATACAACAAGGGAATAATCATGGCTTCCGTCAACCATTTCAAGTTTTGTCACTTCTAAATCAGTTTGTGGTATTAACTGTCTAAACTCATTCAAAACTTCATATTCAAACTTTTGATATTTTTCAGCATCTTTTTCTATCGTTTTCCACTTTTGCCTTTCAAACTTAGTGTGCAATTCGTTCTTTTTCTGATTCATTAAGTCTGTTATTAAATCATCAACATTACTATCTTGTATTTGTTCATCGGTATATGGATTCATGTCGTGAGTCCAACCATGCCTTCGCTTGTATTCTTCAAGCCATGCTTTAGGCATATCAAACTTTCGTGCCATTTCAGAAATACTTAACTCTTCACCAATCATATTAGAGTAAGCAGTTTTCATTTCACGGTGTTTTTCACCATCAATAACAACCATTTTACCTGCAATTGCTAAAAATGTCACATAGGTATCATTAGTATTATCGTAATAGTATGATTTTTCAACAGGCGCACTTATTGTTTCCGTTGGTGTTTTAATTTTTTCACCCCTTCTCCAACGATAAATCGCCATTTCCCATCCTTTCACACTGCGAATATCACTGATAGCGTGTAAATTCCTTGCATTTGCAAGAACAGACATTGTATCATCGTAGTGTTCGTTAATTAATTCGTAGCCAACATTAGCAGAACATCTTCCCATTAAAGAGTGCTAAGAGCCACCCCTTTATTAACTTGTATATTTTCAGTAATTTCAGTGCTTACTGAAAGAATTTTTTGCAACGCAGTATAGCGGTTTTGTATAATTCTTGAATTAATTCATAGACATATTTCTTAGCCTCGCAGATATTAATTACTACTTTTACTTAAACCGTTATAGAAACAATTCAAGAATTAAGTAAATTACAACGCAGTGCATCGAATTAATTCTTTCAGTAAAAACTGAAATTAGTAAAAGAATTAACAATGGCGAAATATTATCAATCAAATGGTGCTATACCATACTACATGGAAGAGGTAGTTAGGAAATGGCCTTTGACTTGCATTACACCCCTGCAATTGGATTTGCTATTATCGTCGCTGAATTATTGTTTTGGGTCTTTATATTGTATAGAATATTAAAATACAAAAAACGCAAAAATATTGTAAAACGGTGGAGTTCTCCGTTTAAAACACAAAAATAATTAAAAAACAGACCGAAGGTGGCTAATGTATGCCTAATTGGTGGCCGTTTAGTAAGAGAGTAGTAGTGGCCGATGAAAAACCGGCTCGCAGGGTGGCAACAAATGTGCCATTTTCAGTAGCCGCAGGTTTGCCTAACATTTTTTCGGAAACAAATGATTTTCAAAGTGACACAAACTACGATAATGAGTTTGACTTGTATGACTCTATGGTTCGCTTAGACCCCGAATTAAACGGTGCAGTGCGAAGCGTAGCACTAACAGGTAATAATTATCACATAGACTACAAGAAGGCCAAGAATCAACGCATACGCAACGGTATAATGACTCTTATTGAAACTATCGACTTTGATGACATACTAATTAATTCTATGCGAAACTTGATGGTATATGGCAACGACATAAACAAGTTAGTTGGCAGAAGTGGTGTAGGTATTACAGATGTGCAAAATTTACCCATAAAACAAATGACTATTGTTGATGAAAGGGGTGCTGACGGCACTGCGTTTTCAGCCGATGAATATACTTACATTAACAACAATAACTATTACATACTGCGTGAAGGACAATATACTATGCAGGTATTCCCTCGTTCAGAAGTAATGCACTTTAGAATTGACTACCGTAGCAATTGGCTTACAGATAGTAAAACTCGTAAGACATATGGTGTATGGGGTGCATCCCGATTTACTTCGCTAAAACAAGCAATTCGTGTAAAGTATAACAGTATGAATAACAGAATTGCACTTGAAGATGCGCTAACTAAACAATTTATTACTATTGACAAATCCGCTATCGAGCATATTACAGACCCCGATGAACAAGCCGAAAGACTTGAAAAAATTATGGATGAAGTAATATCATTGTTTGAAAATTTGCGTGGCGACCAAATGCCAATCTTACCAAGTTATGTGCAATTGCACCATGTCGATTTAAACAACACAATTCCCGACAATAGCACATTCTTAGACATGGTTGGTAGCAACATAGCGGCCGTTCTTCATGTTCCGAGAGTAGCCGCAGGTCAAGAGCGAGGCTCAACATTTGCGGCCACATACAATGCTAATATGTGGGCTAACACTGCAATTAGAAGATTACAAGATGTAGTTAAACAAGAAGTTATGAAATTGTTTTCAAAGCACTTAGAGTTATTGGGTATAGAACATACAATGGCTGATTTGCCGGAATTTAACTTTGAGCCGGTTGCAGAAGAGTCACCATTAGATGCTATGAAGCGAGCAGTTATGGGCTATCAGTCCGGCATACTAACCCTTAATCAAGCATTAGATATTGTAAATCTTTCACCGGAAAGAGAAGGCAATTCACGCAGTAAACCAAATAATACAAATATCGGAGAGTTGCCACGAACTAACGAGCAAGAGGGGATGAAAAATGAGTAAACCTAACAAAACATTTAACGATAGGATGGTTAGCAAAACTGTTATACCTGCAATTTACTTATGGCTTTTGGCAAGCGGTTCAGTGGTTGCTATGGGTATTTGGAAGCCCGATGTAGTGTTGGAGAATCTTGATGGATTTATCGCATTAATAGCAATTATTGGTGGAACGGCAGGGCCAGCACTAAGCACTATACTTCGTATGTGGGAGTCTGAACAAACAAAGGGTGTTGACGATATACCAAGCGAATTAGAACATAAGAGGCTAAGGGATGAAGCCGAAAAAGAACATAAGATTGAGTTAGAAAAACTTGCTCAAAAGCACGAACAAGAAATGGCTAAATCGGCACAAGACCATTCACAACAAATGGCTAAAATGACAAAGTTGCCCGACATAAAACAATTAAAACCTAAGAAGGGAGAGTAATGTCAAGTGCGCCCGATATACAAGCCTCGTTAGAAAACGCTGACGAAATTGCTCGTTTAACAGGCCGTGATAAAGGCGATATTATAGCCGACCTTCTTGATGATGGTAAACTAAACAATAGTAATGCCATAAAAGAAAATACTTCTGCATTGGATAGAGCAACAGAAATGGTTGGTAAAACTCATAAATTATTAACTGCGCTTATTCCTATTATGATATTATTAGCAACAAGCGGTCTTGAATTAGGTGGTATTATTGACTTAACCCCTGCCGGTGAAGGTGATGATTGGGCGTGGGAGGATGATGAGTATGTTCCCCCACCAAAACCAAAAGAAGAAATTATTTGGGGTTGTATGGATGATGAGGCTGAAAACTACAATCCCGAAGCAACAGAAGATGATGGGTCATGTAATTACAATGAAGAACCCGAACCGGAATGTAAGGCTAATTTTTACGATGTTTATACTGAATGGGTTAGCGAAACAGAAACTAATTCCTTAAAAGTATATTGGGATGCTGATTGGTCTTGTGATGCTACGCAATATATCGAAGTTGACATATACATGAAATGGGCTGAAAACGGAACAGATTTTAAATTCTTTACACATGGTTATAATATTACTTACCAACAGGAAGATTTTAAGGTCGCTACGATTACCGATATACCTAAAGGCGACTCTTTTAATGTTCATCTTGATATATGGGTTGATGTAAACGGATGGCGAAAAGATGCTGAAATAATAATTGAAGATGAGAAATCGCCACAAGGAGAATGATAATATGCCCGACCCAAGAGAAGGAGAAAGCAAAGACAATTTTATGTCACGATGTATGGGTGACGACAAAATGGTTGACGAGTTTGGCAACCCACAACAAAGAGCCGCAGTATGCAATTCTTTCTTTGAAAGAAAGGCTACCGCAGGTATGGAAGATTACATTTTTTCAACGCCCGAAGGCGCAAGAAAAAAGTCAAGAGAAATTGGATTTAATGGAGAAATTCATAGCGATAAAATGGCCGATGGCACTATGATGTATTTCCCTGCTAAAGATGAAAAAACATTTCAAGAATGGTTTGACAAAAATGACTCTCATACTGCATCAGAAGATTATGAAGATTGGGGCGAAACCAATGTCACTGCGGCTGAATATCAAGGTCGCAAAGTCACACTTAACAAACCATTTCGCACACCCGGACAAAGGAAAAAGTTTGCAGTTTATACCACTAATAGTAGCGGTAAAGTAATTATTGTAAGATTTGGCGACCCTAATATGGAAATTAAGCGTGACGACCCAAAAAGGCGTAAGGCATTCCGTGACCGCCATAACTGCGATACCGCTAAAGATAAAACTACTCCCCGATATTGGTCGTG